ATTAAAATTGAAGAAATATTTAATAAAGAATTAAATAAACCAACTGAACACCCAATTAAAGAAAAAGTTAAACAAATCAAAGAAGAAAAACCAAAAAAAGAAAATTGGTTTAGGAAATTATTATCTAAATAAACTTTACTTTAAACTTATATTTCATTATTTTTAACTAAAATATAAATAATGGCTCGAATAGGTATTAGCATTAATGAAGTCTTAAGGGATACACTATCACAACTAGACTATACATACAGTAAATATATTTCTGAAAAAGAAACAACTGTAACTAGAGATGAAATAACTTCTTTTGATTTAACAAATCATTTTGAATTTGAATCGACAAAGCAATTAAATCGATTTTTATTTGATGAAGCTAGTCTTGAAATATTTGGTCACGCTGACCAAATGTTTGAAAACTTAATGACAAAATTTAATATGTTTTTGGTTGATATTGATGAAGAAGAAGAACATACTATTGAATTAGTTAGTAGAGAATATCTAAAAAGTATCCCATCAACATTATTCTTTTTGTCTAAATTAGGTTGTAGAGCAACAAATATTAGATTCATTAAACAAAATGAAGATGAGTGGGATGGTTTAGATATTTTAATTACGGCAAACCCTGTTGCATTAGAAAACAAACCAGATAATAAAATCTCTGTAAAGATTAAAGCACCATATAATTCAAACTCAGTTGCTGACTATGAATTAAATTCAATATTAGAGTTCATAATGGATGGTTCTATTAGGGAAAAAATTATAAACACAAAAATAACAAACCAATTAATCGATTAAAAAATGGAAGATGAATCAACAGTATTAAAATTTGGTGGTGTAGCTTACTATATTGACTTTGAAGGTATTGACAATATGTTAAAAACAGGTGACCCAGATTTAGAATCAAAAGAAATGGAAGAAAGTGAAACCGAAACAACTTACATTGATGAAGGTATTGTAAAGACGGTAGTTAAAACTAAAACGTATCATAAGAGTAGAGAAGTTGATTTAGCTAGATACGAAACTTATAGATATCTACTAGAAATTGTTTTAACAAACATTGAAGAAGAGTCTGATGCTATTATGGGTGTTGAACTAGGATTAAAGGATACTCCTTTATCATTTAAAATGGCTTTTAATACTTTAGTTAATTACGGAATACTAAAGGAATTATAATAATAAAAATAAATTAAAATTAATTATGTCAGAAGAAAAAAACAAAGTAACTGAAGAACAAGTTAATGTGGTAATAAATAGATTGGAATCAAAAGATTTTAGTCTTTATTTTTTCACCTTAGACACCAAAGGTAATCCAGTTGCTGGTGTTGCTAACATTTACGAACACGTTAAAGTGTTAAATAATTTAGGGTATAAAGCTTATATTCTACATGAAAAAAATGATTATAAAACATTCGGTGATGAAAACCAAAATGGTATTGCTGATTGGTTGGGTGAGGAATATGCAAACCTACCACACACATCAATTGAATCTGGTGCACTAAATGTTGGTCCACAAGATTTTTTAATTATCCCTGAAGTATTTTCAACGGTAATGCAACAAAAAGAAGTTCGTCAATTACCTTGTAAAAAAATAGTATTTTCACAAAGTCCTGAATATATTTTTGAATTATTGCCATTAGGTAGAAGATGGACTGATTTTGGTTTTAATGATGTGATTACAACATCAACTAAACAATCTGATTATTTAAAAACATTATTCCCAGCAATTAATACACATGTGGTACCAGTATCAATCCCTAGTTATTTCGCTGAACCTAAAAAACCTAAATTCCCAGTAGTTGGTATTCATTCTAGAAATCAATCTGATGTTACTAAAATAACTAAATCATTTTATTTACAATACCCAATTTATAAATGGTTAACATTTAAAGACCTTAGAGGTTTATCTAGAGAGCAATTTGCCAATGAATTATCTAAATGTTGTTTAGCTGTTTGGGTTGATGATGTTGCTGGATTTGGTACATTCCCAGTTGAAGCTATTGAATGTGGAACACCAGTTATTGGTAAAATACCTAATATGATTCCAGAATGGATGGAAGGTACTGATGAGAATGGTGAAACAATGTTGAAATATAATGGTCTATGGACTAATTCAACACAAAACATTCCAGAATTAATTTCAACATACATGAAGGTTTGGTTGGAAGATTCAGTACCTCAAGAATTATTTGACGGTATGGAAGAAACTAAGGGTAAATATACTGAAGAAAACCAAGTAAATAAAATTCAAGAAGTTTATAGCTCACTAGTCCAATCTAGAGTTGAAGAGTTTAAAAACATAATCGGTTCATTAAATACTGAACCAACAACAAAATAATTTTAAATTTATGAGTATAACTGTAATAATCCCATTACATGAGGTAACTGAAACAACCTCTAATTTATTTCAAAATGCAATTAAAAGTGTTGAAGACCAAATGTCTAAACCAACATCAGTTTTAATTGTAACACCTAAAGATAGTGAAGCAACAACATTTGCAAAAGGTTTTGACTATATGACAATTAAAGACATTGTTAAAGTTGTTGAGAATGATGGTAAGACTGATTTCGCATCACAAATTAATTTTGGTGTGTCACAATGTGAAACTGAATGGTTTAGTATTTTAGAATATGATGATGAGTATTCTAAAATATGGTTTAAAAATGTTGAAAAATATATTAATGCTTATTCAGATGTTGATATCTTTATGCCAATCGTTGTTGATGTGGATTCAAATGGCCAATTCATTGGATTTACAAACGAAGCAGTTTGGGCTAATAGTTTTTCAGATGAATTAGGATTTCTAGATAAAGAAGCTTTATTATCATACCAAAACTTCAATATCGATGGTATTGTTATGAAAAAAGAAACATACCAATCTTATGGTGGATTTAAATCAAATATTAAATTAACATTCATTTATGAATTCTTACTAAGAATGTCATATAAATCATGTAAAATTATGACAATTCCAAAGTTTGGTTACAAACACGTTAACCAAAGAGAAGGTTCATTATTTTATAATTATAGACAATCAATTAACCCAGTTGAAGCTAATTGGTGGTTAAATAAAGCTAAATCTGAATTTTATCACGAAAACGATAGAGAATTAAGCTATACAGAATAATAACAACTATGATTAAACAGAGAGGACGAAAAAGAACAAATGATTTATATTTCGGCCCAGAAGAAGAAATAGCTGTTGTTAAATTTTTAGAATGTAATGATGAAATAGAAAGGAATGCAATCTACAATAAATGGTTAAGAGCACCATTTGATAAAATGATTGAATCAATAATCAGAAGATATAAATTATACAGAAAGGGTGTTTCGTTTGAAGATTTACATTCAGACACCCTTTCATTTCTGATAACAAAAGCAGACAAATTTGAAAAAGATTCTGGCAAGAAGGCATATTCTTACTATGGAACTATTTGTAAACATTATATACTGGGTCTTTTAATTAAAGATGATGGTGTATTAAAACAATTATACTCATATGAAGATTTATCTCAATCATATTTAGATGATAGAGAAGATTTACAATATGAAATGGAAGATGAAAGTGATTTTATTATTTCTGATTTTATAAATAAATTAACTAATGATATAAAAAAACAAATAGATAATAATGAAAATCTACCACTAAAAAAGAGATTAAATGATAATGAAATTAAAGTTGGTTATGCATTAATAGATATATTGGGTAATTGGGAGGAAACACTAGACGTTATGAATGGTGGGTCAAAATTTAATAAAAACTCGGTTCTGGAAACAATGAGGAATTATACAAACCTATCAACTAAAGATATCAGAGCATCAATGAAAAGATATAAAGATATATATTCATTATTAAAGATAGATACAATAGAAAATGGATTTTAATATTAAATCCATTTTTTTTGATATTTATTAATAATAACAATTAACTAAAACTTATTATTTTGCCAAGAAAGAAAAAACAAGACGTTAAAGTAAATAATCTGGATAGCCTTGAAGGATTATGTCAAGAAGCATATAATGACGCATGTGCTCAAATAAATGATGCTCAAAGAACCATTAACGAAATGGTTAACTCAGCAAGTCCTGTTGATGTTGATGATATCACAAAAATTGCAAAAGGTAAAGTTGATGCACTTAAAATTAAAGATTCAGCAATTAAAATTAAATTGGAAATTGCTAAATTACAAAATGATATTATTAAAAATAATGGTGATGCTGAATCAGCCATAAAACAAAGAAGTGGTGGTGAAGTATCGCTAGATGATTTTTCTAAAATTAGAGAAATGATTAAAAATGGTAATAATGAAACTAAAAGTGAGTAAAAATGTCAATATATAACCAAAAGAAAAAAATTATGGGTGATATTGCAGCACTGAATGTTATAACTGAAGGTCTGCCAAAATTAAAACCAACTGATTCATTCTCAAGTATGAATAATGGTACAAATAGTACTGAATTTTTACTAGATTTGGTTCAATCACTTAT